TCATTGTCGCCTTGTCGCTATCCGTGCCTGCAATGTAAGCGGTCGTGATGGAGCAAGTGATCGTAATGTTACCAGAGGTGTTGTTAAACACCGACACCACATCACCTGTGGCAAACGTGGCGTCTGGAATCGTAACGCTACCGCCAGAGCCAATTTCGATGTACTCACCGACATCGCCTGTCGTAAGCGAATATGAGGTTGTCTTGGCTGATCCCGAGCGTGGGATGTTGCGGTAGCCAACGAGGTTTGTCCCGTCAGCCGTGCAGTTAGACAGGTTGCCCGAGGTCGGCGTACCCAATACCGGAGTCGTTAGCGAGGGGCTGGTAGACAGCACGACGCTACCTGTACCCGTGCTGGTCGTAACGCCCGTACCGCCGTTAGCGACCGCCAGCGTTCCCGTTACCGACGCCAGATTGACGATGCCAGCAACCTGTTTAAGCGAGCCGGAGGTGTCAAACGTGCCGTCCGTCGTCCAAGTATCGCCAACTTGCAGCGTGACCTTAGCGATAACGCGCAGGGTGCCGTTGTTGTCGTAGGAAATGGTGACCGTGACAGGCGCGGTGTCCTTGTTCTCAATCGTGATCGACTTGATGACACGCCGCGTGGACGAGGCAGGAGCCGCAACAAGGGTGGCCGAGCTAGTGCCGCTCAACGCACCGTCAGATGCGCCTTCAACGAAGGTCGTACCGTTGTTGTCTGCCCAAGCTGCCGTAAAGTCGGGGTTGGTCGTGGCAGCAGCGCCCGACATGACCGCCTTAATTGACTTGGTTGTTGCATCAAGAATCAAGATTGCCATATCGGTTTCCTACGAGATAAACCACGCATAAGCCGGACTACCGCCGCCACCTGTGGCCGCGATACTAATGCTTCCTGCGCCGTTAGTGATTGAAATACCGCTCCCTGCGGTCAAGGTAGAAAGGGTGTAGTTTGTGCCGTTACCGATCAACAACTGGCCGTTGGTCGGCGTAGACGTAAGCCCGGTGCCGCCATTGACTGCCGTAACGGGCGTCGTCAGCGAGAACGTCGTATTGGTGAGCGTAAGGCCGGTGCCAGCCGAGTAAATCTGCGTGGCGGCGACTTGCACGAAGTTGATGGCCGTCGTGCCAAACGTGATCGTGCCTTGGGTGTTGCAGACGTAGGTTTCGCCTGCGCCCGTGTTGCCCGAGGTAACGAAGAAAGCATCGCCTTCGCCAAGGCCATTAGGGCTTTTTAAGGCGTATGTGTCCGCATCGGTGGCGCGAGTCAGCACCCATGCGACCGAGCCGCTGCCGACCGTTGTAACGGTGTATACGCCGTTTTCGAAAGCATTGGTTTGGTTGTAGACCAGAACACGGTCGCCAACCATGGCAACGACGCCATCAGGCGTGAACGCGGCAAGCGTACCGGCGTTGGTCAGCGTAGCGCCGACGCCCGCCGTACCGTTGTTGTAGGTCGCATTGAGGTTGCCTGTGGTATTCGGCACCTCGTACTTGACCGGCGCATGGTAGGTGATGCCGCTTGCAACAAGGGTATCAACGTACTGCTTGTTTACGCCGTCATTGGCGCTGGTCGGCGTGGCAAGGTTGACGATCTTGGCCGACGAAACGTCCACCGCGCCCGTCCCGTTGGGGTCAAGCGTGATGTTGCCGTTGGTGTTGGTTGAGGCAATCGTGTTGCCGTTGATGTCGAGGTTATCAACGGTGACTTGGGTAAACGCACCCGTGTTCGGGGTTACATCGCCAATAACGGCGTTGTTGATCGTGCCACTCCAAATGTTGATGGCGTCAACCGAGGCGCTAGTAACCGCCAAACCGCCTACGCTGGCCGTTGTCAGAATGGCTACGTCAGACGAGATAGAGGTCGCAGCGACGGTGCCAGCCGTGACGCTCGTAAACTCAGCGGTGCTGGCCGATGCGCCGCCAATCGGGGTGCCGTTGATCGCACCGCCCGTGATAGCGACGTTGTTGGCGTTCTGCGTCGCCATTGAGCCGAGGCCCGATATATCCCCGGCAGGGATAGACGCAACGCCCGTAAACGCTGACGTACCGGAGGCTTTAACGTAACCCGTTAAGGTCGCAACGCCTGTACCGCCATTGCCGACCGGCAACGTACCCGTTACGCCCGTCGTGAGCGGCAATCCCGTACCGTTGGTCAGGACAACAGCGGTTGGGGTGCCAAGATTGGCAGCCGATAACGTCTTGTTGGACAGCGTTTGTGCGGTATCAAGCGTAACGGCCTTTTCGGCTGGGTACGCCACGAATACGTCCTTTGACCCAGCCGCAAACGGCACCTTGCTGCCGCCGCTGCTGGAGGCCAGCACCGTGTCACGGGTTAACGTGCCGGTGTTGTAAGTGCCAATGCCGACTTCCCACTCGCCCGTGGCGTTATCTACAGCGGTGTAGTACGTCTCGTTGCCGTTACCGATAACCGAGAACGGCACGAAGCCCGTGGACGTACCGCCAAGCGTGAACGTGCCGGTTCCTGTGGTCGCTGTCGTCTCTTTGACGCGATCTTGCAGTACAAAAGCCACGGCTTATTGCCTCGTCATCGGCGGCTGCATAGGCGGCTGCTGCAACGGCAACGGCTGTTGAGCAATCTCCACCCCTGCGGCACGGCCATCTGGGCCACGAACGATGCGCTTCGGCGCGGTCATGGCACGAAGGGCTGCATCCAGCTTTGCCATCATCTCGGCGTAGACCTGAGTGGTCTGCTGCTGCATCTGCATAATGACTTGCGTGGAGGCCGTGACGTTGTTTTCCACGTTCTCCATCATGCGTTCGGTGTTGGCCTTGGTGACCTCCAGCATCGGGATGTCCACGCCGGGGTTTGCACCGATACGAGCCACGTTGATTTTGGTCTGCGCGTCCAAGTCAGCCTTGTATTTGTCCATCTGCGCTTGCATTTCGAGCTTCTTCTGCTCCAGTTGCGCCTCCATTTGCGCTTCTTGCTGCTTCATCTGAAGCTCCATCTGCATACGCTCTTGATCGGCTTGCATTTGCTGGGCCTCTGGGTTGACCTCGGGCTTCGGCTGCTCGGCTTGGGCCTTCAATTGCTCCATCGCAACGTCAATCTGGCCTTCAATCGGGCGAGACGCCTTGAACGCCTGCACACCGAACTTCATAAGCTCCATCATCATCGGGACAAGCTGCGGCGAGGCTTGGCCGACCGGCAGCGCTTGTTGCAGGAACCCACCGAAGGCTTGGATGAACTGCAAGCGATCTTGCTTCATCTGGTTCTCGTCGATCTGGACGAGGCTATCGGCAGCAATCTCCACGCGGAAGTTGCGAAGTGGGCGATCCTGCATCAACTGGAGGGCTTGCGGGATCATTTGCTGATCCACCGGGGCCATCTGTTGTGCGGCGGCATACGAAAGGATGGTCTGCGGCTGGAACTTGGCGCACATCACCTGTGCTTTTAGCCGGATCAACTCTGACGCAAAGAGGGCTACGTCCTCCTGCATCGAACGCAGTCTCAACCCCGCGTACTGTCCTTTGATTTGCTGGGCCGTCGCCGTCTCAGATGCGGCGCTCTGACCACGGATGATGTCCGAGATGCCGGTGATTTCGTAGATTTGGCCTTTGATGTCTGCTCGGGCTTGGTAGCAGTTGAGCAAGGCTTGAGCGATTTGATCAATCGGAAGGAGGTCAATAGACCCTTTAAGGCCTCCCTTTTCGCTGAAAGCCATCCACTTATCAACTGGAATGAGAGCATTGTTATCACCTTCGGTCAGGAGGCGCTGCAAAGCCGGTTGGCTTGCGTCGTATACGCCACGGACGCGCAAAGCCTTAACCAAGCCGTCAATGCGGTCAGACAGGATGTCCAACTCCATCGCTTGGTCTTGGTAAAGGACAAAATCAGGAACAGGAACGAGCGTGTCGCTGGTCGTCGTTGAGTACAGCGGTTTCGGGCAAGGGAAGAATCCCTCTAAGCCAAGCGGATCATCACGAACGTCAATGATCTGCGGCATACCCTTGCAGAACCAATAGACCTTGAGCGTTTCCTTGTCCCAAAGTTCACAAATCTTTGCACGGTTATAAGCTTTCTTGCTCTCGTTATAGGCGTTGAGCGGCTCCGGGCCTTGGTCAAGCGGAATCTTCCGCGCCATTTCCTCGCCAAAACGCTCTACGAGCGCTTCGCGGGTCATGTAGACCCAGCGCCATACCTGACTCACTTCCTCCCATGTGCGGGCTTGTGAATGGCCGAAATCACGCCAATGGACGTAATCCACCGGGGCGCGTTCGTATTCAATCTCCTCGGGGACTTCGGCAAGTTCACCTGCCTCTACGTCCTCGGTCACTTGCAGGCCGTCGTCCTCAATGCCCTGTGGGCGAACGTGCGGCTCGTAACGCACCCATGCCGTGCCACGCCCACCGAGGAAACGATCCTCAACGGCGTATTTCATGGTTGAGCGAAAATCGGGGTAATGCTCAATCTCAAAGTCGATGGCCCGCTCTAGGATTTGCGAAGCCACGCGGCCTACTTGGTCGTTGTCACCAAACCGGCGGGTGATGTCAGCCTTGGGGAGCTTGGCGTAAACAGCCGGGATCAACGTCTGGACGTTTGACCATAGGATATTGAACTTGGCTGACTCGTTGCCCGTCTGGCCTCGGGTGTCGTCCCGATAGCGCTTGATGATCTTCTTGGTACGAGCCGTCCACTTGGCGAACTCGTTGTCATAAGCGCCAATAACGCGGAGGTACTTATCGACCTCTGGGCTAACGAGGTTTTCCATTAGTCTTTACCTTTGTTCCTGCTGCTAATGGCCTTCGCCTTGGCGCGGGCTTCTTCCTTGCTGCTCGCTCCCCATGCACGGAGGGCAAGCGCAAGGCGTGTCGGCTCCCCATTCTTTTCCATCGGGCCAGCCATGTTGCCCATACGGGCTAGAAACGATGCGCGGCGCGGATTATCGCCTGCTTTGACCGGCGGCTTGAGGGTGCCACCCGTTTCGGCCTTGTAACTGGCGCGACCCTTGGCGTTTAAACCACCCTTCGGGTTCTTGCCTTCTTCCCGTTGCCATGCCGCGCTCATGCGTAACCTTTCTTTTCTGGTTTAGCGGTTTTGGCCGCCTGCTTGAAGTCGGCAGCTGACGGTGCGCCTTGCTCGCCGGGCTGACGCATACGCTCGCCCGAACCGGCGGCTATGCGCTCACGCTTGGCAAGGATGTTTGCGTAAAGACCGGCTTTGCGGCTCATGGCGTCCAGAACACCGTGCAGTCAACCGTGCC